GAGAAAATGCTAAGGATCCCAGATAGTAATCTGTGGGACATGCGACCTCGAAATCATCACAGGCAGAGACAAAAACATTAATCTCAATGTCATTGTCAACAACATCGTTCGGTACTGTTAATTCGTTCACCACGTATACAGACAGCGTTCCATTACCTAAAGAAGAACCAATACTACTATAAGGCAAAGGACCTTGACTGTACATAGATGACGAATGAGTACTGGCATAACTATGTGTGCGCCATGGTGTAGATTGGCCCCAACCGACTTCTATCGCAAAATCATTGTTTTCCGCAATGTCCACAATTTGTGTATAAGCCACGTTGTATTCGGAACTACCGGATGCTGGTGTGCCAACCGGGTCATAAACGAACTTCAACCTTCCTTTGTGATAATTACTTGCCACAATTTGGAAACGGTATCTCAATGATCCTTTCCAATATTCGAATGGCATAGTTGCATAGCACACTGCTGGCATGTGAATTTCTGGATCTGAACCATAGTTTGTATGAACACATGGATCTACTACTATGTTAAACAACAGTAATTCTACCGGCATGCCAACGTACCATGGAAACGAAGTCACGAATGATTCACGCGAAGCAATGCTGTGAATCACCAATTCGTCCCCGGCATCTATACCACAAATGGATGGATCAATGGACAATTCGTTCTTGGTGTCAACAACGAGCCTAACTATGTTTTCAGCTCCATCAGTGTCTGCCATGGACTGGCGAGTCATGGGTTGGAGTGGACATATGCGCGGTTCTGTAGGTTTACTAAAACCAAAAATTGCAGCCATTTTCGCGATCGACCTAGCACCTATCTCAGTTGCTGTAGCGAACCCGCTGATCTGGGGTATCATTTTCAAAGTGCCTGCTACTTTGGCAACAATGGAAGCTGGCTTTGAAACTATGCCCTCATATTCCTGAGCTTGTGGTACGATAGAGCCAGGATTTGTTTGAGTCAAGCCTGTTAATTCAACATTTTCGGCCCAAACAAAAACTGATATGCTAATCGGGGTAGTAGCACCATTGGCATGTTTCAAAGGTTGGATAGATGTAATTGTCATCTGCCCCATATCACGCCATCCTTGTTCTGGGATGTCAAGCATGTTATAGGGAGTAAAGAATGGCAAAAATAATTCTCCACCTTGTGACTCAGTAGGATTCAAATACACGTGCGGCCTTTGGGACGCCTCCACGATATCCGCTTGTATACCTGATCGGATTATAGACACATCATCATCCGCGACTCTTGGGATGTATGATGCTATAGCTCGACCATAGTAAAATGCATTACCGTTCAACATAAACTTAACGCGCAAATTTGCTCGCATCAGTTTATAATTTGAAATCCTATTGATCACTCTCTTGTCTTCAAAATATGCACGCCATGGATCAAAATTGATATACAAAACACCTCCTCCTACACTCCATTCAATCTCTTCGACCTTGATAGGTCGTGAGAAGAAATTCTGTAGATCGGAGTCTTTTGTAAGCGTGTAATCTCGAAGGGGATCACGGTTAGTCCAACCGCGATCGTCAACAAATCCAGGATGGGCATCCGTAAAATGAACATTCTGGCTATTCAGTGACGTAGCTGGTGTCCCATCTTCTGGACCGCCGTCAGACGGCGTTTCCATGGAGTGAGGTAGTATCTCTCCATGGTTCGTGTTATCCAACACTAAAAGGTTCAGAGCACCTTCTAAGCTCCCCAAATATAGAGATTCGGGATTTCTCCTTCCCACCAAAGGGGTCATATAAATAAATACAGGAAAAAGTTTTATAAATAGTACAAATACGTGCATATATAATAACTAAATAAAGAATATGGAATAAATATAATATGTAAGCCTAACTATGCACAGTTGGTATCCAAACATAATATGCAACCTCAGCAATCCAAAATGCTGAGGTGGGGTAATATACAAACCTCAGTCCCACCCTAGGACTGAGGCAACTGATCGCCGTACTTCTCATGCCACCCACGCACTCGCTCATCGTAAGATACGAAAGCCTTAGTGGGGCATAATCCAGCAGCACGTGCAACCAGTTTCATTTGCTCCAGTCGTTCCTCATAGTGTTCGCGACCGTAAGCAAACCACTCATGAAGTGCTGTTTCCATACAGGAAACGGCTACTTCCTCTTTTGAAGTGGTCTTCGAACGCACATTTGTGTGCAGAGATTTGAAAATGCTCTTCTCGGTTAATTTTCCGATAGGCACGGGCACTCCATCAATATGAGAGCTTACTCTCTTCAGGAAATCAGCTTTTGATGCATCCAGAAAATCGCAACCTTCGCTAGTCTTATCTGGTGGCGTTATGTTCATGTTATGCTTTCTTAAGAACTGTTGAAAACTATGGAAATTAAAAC